CTACGTGGGCTGCACGTCGCCGTTACGGTGTGGGTTATCGTCATTCGGGTCATGGCCGTCGGCATTCCAGCCGCTGCCCTGATAGTCGCGGCCAGCCGCGTGGCCTTCCAGCCACGCGGCGGCCAGCATGTAGGGCGCTGCGGCCTCTAGGGCCGCTTCAACGTACTTGCGAGGCACATACGAGCCCATGGCATCTAATTGCTCATGCGCGGCTTCTATGGCCGCTGCGGTAGTCACGCGGCGGCCTCTGCCCGTCGCTTGGCTTGAGATGCCCTGATGCGCTCCTGCTCCGCTTTGCACTCGGCCCACGACTTCCAGTTGTCGACTTGCTCGCCGGCGTACCAGCGGCGCTCTTTCTCCACCATGCGGCGGGTGTAGCTCGTTGCGTCGTCACGCTCTGCAAGGGCTTCCCGCCGCGTCTTGAAAGTTTGGGTAGGGTACGGATTGGTGGGCTCGATCCAGAGCCCCCAACTGCGCTCGCCGCGCTTGCGAACCTCCCATGTCTCGGGAGGGTTGGCTGCCAGTGCTTCAGGGCTTGCGTACATGCTCATGACTGCCTCTCAAGTCGGGATACTGCGAAGGTGAGTAGAATGCGGTAGGCGTCATCCACTATCGGCGAGACGTGGATAAGGCGGCTGGACCGCGTTTTCTCGGGGTACATCAGGCAGCGGCGGGCAAGTCGCCTTGCTGCATCGTCGCTCTTTTGGGTGCGAGCGTAGGGGCAGGCAATGGTTACCCGTAGCGTGCCGTTGTGGTCCCAGTCGGTGGCCACGACTTCTAGCTTGCCGTCGCGGCTGGTGTCGCCCACCTTCAGTGGCTCGCTCATGACTTCACCGGCCAGACGGTCGCATCCCAGTTAGGAATTCCGATGGTGTGGGCAGTGTCTTCGACGCATCTAACAATCGGGCCGAAGCGCTGCCACGCCGGACCCGCTGGGGACCAGCGGAACGCTCCGCCGTCTGAATCAATCTCTGACAGCTTCACTTGCCGGCCCTCTCAAGCTCGATCATGGAAACCAGGTAGCGGTGATAGTCGTAGCCGTCCTGGTTGCACTTGCCAAGGTCCACCGTGTCGAGCCACTCCTCGGCGGCTTCAGTGGCTGCCGGGAAGCGCTCCTCCAGTACGTCACCGACGGCGCGGAACGTCTCACGCTGCACCAGCGTCCGGGCTGTATTGTCGAGTTTCATCATGCCGATGAGGTCGAGCATCAGCGCGTCGGTTTCATGCTCCCGCGCCATGTCCCGCAGTCGGCGGGAAAGGTCGACGGACATTTCGACGTAGACGCGAGTCTCGGCCTCATCTCTGCCAGGCTTGCTACCTAGCTTCTCCAGCGCTTCAGTGAGCATGCCTAGCGGCATGGCCTGCACTCCGGCTGTCAACTTGGCTCTAAGTTCTGCTGCCTTGCTCATGGTCTAGGCCTCTTCCTGGTTGCAGTTCAAACAATGGTTCTGCGGGTTGATGAATAGCGACGGCCGGCCGCATGCGGTGCAATGCTTGCGGGGCTCGGGATGCGTACCGCCGCAGGCGGTGCAGTCGATGATGGGAACGCCGTTTTGCGTTGTCGGCCTGTCGGTGAGTAGCGCGCTCATGGTCTAGCGCTCCTCGTTGTAGATGTTTTCAGCGAGCCACTGCTTAGCCATGCGGCGCAGGGTGGGAATGGGGAGCACGTAGCCGATGGGATGGCCGGCGTAGATGCCAGGGTCGCCCACCAGGTCGCCGTTTTCGTCTCTAACGTGGACTCGGCCGCCGTTCTGCTGGAACGTGTAGCCGCTGCTGTGCTTGATCGTGGGATGCGTGGTGAAGCTGCCCGGAATATTCTTGGCCATTTTCTTGCCTCTCAGTTGGTTGCTGCTCAGTTGATGCCTGCCACTGCGTGGCAGTTCCTGCGGATGGCCGGTATGCCATGCCTGGCAGTGAGCGCCTAGAGCGCTCACCACTAAGCAAGATGCACCGGAGGTTGCTACCAGCCCTGCACTGTGACCAGCGAGCTGCCGTCGTATTCGACGTATCCGCGCTTGGTCAACACGGTGACAAGTCCCGGCGTTCCATCGGCGTAGTCGTGGTGCCAGATTTGCGTGATGGGCACCGCACTCTTGCGAGTGAGTAGGGCGCACTTTTCTTGGTAGTCGAAGATTGGGTCGCCCACTTGGAGCTCCGATGCTCTGCGAGTGATCGTCTTGCTCATGACTGCCTCTCTATGCCCTCAGCGCTGCTACCACGTTGAATACGTGGAAGACGCCGGGCCGCTGGTTGGATTCAAGGGTGAAGTAGGTTGCGGGGAACGTCGGCACGCTGCCCTCGTAGCTGGCGACGTACTGCGGGATGCCGGTGTACTGGCCGCTGGGCGCTTGCTGCGGCAGGGTTGCAAGGGCCGCAGCCGCGTCGGCGTGCAGCTCGGCTATCGTCATGCCGCCGATGCCGCTGGGCTCGCTGGTGAGCTCTACGGCCTCGCCGGTGACCTGCAGGACGGCTACCGGGGCGGGTGCTGCAGGGGCGGCTGTTGCGTGCTGCTGTGGCAGGTAGCTGCCTGCCAGGAGCAACAGGAATGCGAGGATGCCAACCAGGCAGGCGCTGTCTACGCGCTCCCAGCGGCTCATGCTGCCACCTGCTTGGCGTCGTTGGCCTCGACGGAGGCGGCGCCGCAGATTTCGCAGCGCGCCCACTCGGGGCATGGTTCCTCTTTGCGTTTCATGCTGATACTCCGTTCAGTGAAGCTCTCAGGTCCGCCACGTAGCCTGTCCAGCGCTCGGCCTCTACCGCGTCGCCTCGCTCGAGGCAATTGGTGATCCATGCCTCTTTTTCGGCGATTGTCTTATTGATGCGCTTGACCCTCGCGGCCTCGCGGGTCTCGGGAGTGACGGCGGCTCTGCGCGCTGCCCGCTGCGCTTGCTTATCCATGTGCTTGCGATACTTGGACCCCTCCGGGGCCATCGCGTAGGCAAGGCCAGCAAGGGCTCCCATGCCATCCATGGCGCTCACGCTGCCACCTGCTCAATGCTGAAGTGTGCACCGGCCAGCTCCAGCCGCTCGCCAGGTTTCAGCATGCAGGCTGTCTGTGCAGTGCGCTTGTCTGCATAGCCATTGTCATACAGCGAGTAGCTAAGGGTCAGCTGCACGTTGCGCAGCTTGCTATCCTCGCTGACTATCACGCGGCCGGTGGGATGGGTTGCTGTCAATCTAAACTTGCGTCGTGCGCTCATGGCTACTTGGCTCCTTTGTTGTCGCTGAATAGTGCGGGTGTTGGATATGCGGCGGCGTGGGCCTGCTCAGGCGTCATGCCTGCCTGCAAGGCCTGCAGGTAGATCACTGCGGGCAAGGCTCCTGTACGTGTCATTGCTGCCTCTCGGTTGCTGTGAAGGTTGGCTAGGTTGCTATGCCGCACCCATGAGCGCCTAAGCGCTCACTGATGAGCAAAGGAAGCTAGTCGTTGTAGATGATTTCCAGTCGCTTGCCGTTAGGCAACTGCACGGCATCCTCGCCTGCCGCACGCTCCACTGCCGACAGGAGCTCAGCGCGCTCTACATCGTCCAGCGTTGCGTAGTGAATGAATTCCTTGGCTGCGGCAACAGCTGCGGGCCACGTGTCCACAGCACGCTTAGTGGCGGTGAATCTACCTGACTGCTCTACTGTGAATGCGCTCATGATGTATGCCTAACGCTAAGAGGTGGGCCGCATTGCTACGGCCCACCTAGTGGAAATTGTTGTGCACTGCTAACCGCGTAACAAATATGAGCGCGGCCTCTGAATTTGATTCATTGGGTCCTTGCTATTCAGTTATTATTCAGTTGTGGGTACAGCTAGCGGACTAGCCGCCGTGCCGCATCCTGACCAATTGAGGCCAGTCGCCTAAGCGAAATTCTGAATTGATGGGCTACCAATTATGAAGTTGTTTATCAGGGTGAATTGATAACCGACAAAAGGTGAGACCATTCTGGTTATCAATTCGGTAATTCTTATATTCACTGCCGATCATCTGCCTTTACCTCAGCTTGCGTCATGTCCGGCTAACCCGACTATTTATCATGACCTTCAACTGGTGCGGATTCCGGCTTTATACCACCCCTTCGGGCTGTGCCGGCTTCCGTATTTCTCAGATGATCCGTTGATTATTTGGTTGTTCACTACCTTCGGGAGCGGCAAGTTATCCGTCGTGTTTCCGTTGGTTCGTTGTTACCAGTCTAAGCGCCTAAGCGCTTAGTGTCAAGCTGTCCAGTTCGGCCTATCCGGTTCTAGTCGAGTCTGCCTGTCGGCCTGTCCTCTAGTTCCTTGCTTGCCTTGCTGATGTAACTACTCTAAGCGCCTAAGCGCTCACTGTCAACTCCTTGAGCCAACCTTGTTCCTGCAGAACTATCTATGCGCGCTTAGTCGCGCGTAGGCTGAGTGTATGAGCACAAGTGAGATAGGCCAACTGATTCACGCGACAGGCCTAAAGCAAGCTGACATTGCAGCCGCACTAGGGGTCAACGTAAGCACCGTGCGGCGGTGGGCAAGTGGCAATAGCCGCCCCTCTGATGAGCACATAGCGGAACTGCGCAAGCTGGCGGGCGGAGCTAAGCCAGCGCTTAGGGCGCTGGGCTCTCGCAAGCCAACAGCTGCAGTGCTGGCAGAGGTGCCAGCAACGGTGCTGATAGAGGAACTGGCAAGGCGTGCGAGAGGTGGCCAGCTGAATGAGGGGCCGCTCCGTAGCTTAGATGCACGCCGTTCCCCACTGCGGGCCGTTGCATTCACGGACGTACCTGATGATTAGACCGCTCTTGCCCCGATCACATTGAGGCCAGCTACATGCAGCAACGTAGCTGGCCTCTCCTATGCCCTCAGACAGGCCAGCTGGATAAGAGAGGCACTGTTGCGCGCTCCTGCGCTGCCCTGCTGCTGGCACCCTCTCAGCGGGCCGCTATGGGGCTTTGCAGCGCCGCAACTAGGCACGGGGTGGGGGGTGCCCCCCAGGCGCCGGCGAGGCTCTCCCCGGGCGTCACAGCGACTGAGGTTGCCGTCAGGTTTCAGGGTTCGCGAAATGCCCTCGATTGCCCCTCTTGCCAGAAAATTCCCAGCAATTTCCAGAGGTCCACGAAACTCAGAACTGCTTCGGGCAAACGACGGTGCCGGCCCAGTCGACGATGGCGTCCTGGTCACTGCTCGACAGGTTCGCAGCCGCCGCTCGAGTGGCCATGCGAGTCACGGCCGATTCGTCGCTCATCGAGGCCAGGTCGTTGCAGAATTGCTCGGCCATTGCGCGGCCTTCTGCGGGGCTAACGCTGCTCACTCGAAGCTCCGGCGCTGCCTTCAATCCTGAGCACGCAGAGAGGCATCCAGTGGCCAGTAGGAGGGCTGCGAGGGCTGTCAGCGGGGCGCGATTCATGGCCCTGATCCTAGCCTGTTTGGTAACGATTTAAAATATTTCAGAATGTGATGCAACACCCCTCTCAGGATTGCACCCTTACTAAGGTAGAAGCTACTTGTAGCGAGTAGCCGGTTGTACCGACAAGCGAAGGGCGTCAGCCCGAGAGCTTGTCGGGTTACTTGCTAGCTAGCAAAGAAGTTACTAGTTGCATGTAACAAGTAACTGGCAATTGCTCCCTTATAAATAGTAGAGGGTAGTTGAGGTAGCCACTACATGTAGTAGCCCGAAGGCGAAGCCGAGAGTGCTACCACGTAACTACTAGCTACCCCTGAAGCGCTCTCGGGCTGACGCCCTTCGCGCTTCATTCCCCATTGGCTGATTTTGAAACCTCAGCCGTTACGAGCTGACTCGTAACCCATTGACTGCCGATGGTTGATTCCCCGCTGAAATGTCTGCTGGAGACGTGCCCTCTCCACGTTGGCTCCCAGGCTAGTGGGTTGAATCCCATCGGCACACCTTCGCCATGCTACGTGGGCGGCTTGAATGCCGCGTCCTCGGCTGGCGACCCTATCCCCGCAGGGCAACCGCGACGGCGGCGCAACGATGCGCGCCTGACGGCCCCTGCGGGGTCTCAACTTTCGCATGGAGATCACCGGTTGGTACTAGGGCAAGTTTCCTAAACGTGCAGCCAAACAGCAAGGCAGGTGATGGTAGCCCTCGGGGCTACCAGAGAACTGAGCCGCTGGTGACCTAAGAACGAGGCGACGCTACGCGCCTACTCCATGCGAAAGCACTCCCCCAGCTCGATTCGTCGGCTGGCCGCAGCGCCCTGGCGCTCGCTCCTCTGATAGGCAACGAGCTCCTTGGAGGTCACTATCTGCCGCGCTGGCTTACGCGCACGCTGCTCGCCGTGAGGCGCCGGCAATAACGGCTAATAGTTCAATGGTGCGGCCCTACATATCGACTGCCACTGTGCGCACAGGATGGGTAGTTGTCAATTTCTGGACGGGTCTAGAACACTTTCCAGCGGGAAAGAGATATGGGTTCGAATCCCACAAGCCGACGCGGCGAGTGAATAAGTCTTTGCGACTGGAATCGCGGACCTCTATTCACTTGCTAGCTGTTTCATTTGCAATTTCAATTTGCCGGAGAGGGCAGCAATTGACTACTGAGCAACGCACAATTGAATTTCACTCGGCCTTTGGCCACCCTGTTCGGAGTAATCCGACGACGCTTTCTCGCAAAGAGGCCACGCTTGCGCTGGCCTTGATCGAGGAAGAGTTCTGGGAGCTGGCCGAGTCGCTGTTCCCGGGCTGCAAGGACATGTACCTCGCCAGCCACGAAGACCACGAGACCCTCTCCGGAGAGCTTGCGCTCTACCCGGAGGCCTACGAATACGATCCGGACCTGATCGAGTCGGCCGACGCAGTCGCCGACCTCGACGTGGTCATCAACGGCTTCGGCATCCGCTCCGGCTTCGACATGCAGTCGCTGTCCCGCGAAGTGTTCAGCAGCAACATGAGCAAGCTGGGCGCCGACGGCAAGCCGATCTACCACCCCAACGGGAAGATCGCCAAGGGGCCTGACTTCAAGCAGCCGAACATCGCCAAGGCACTTGGCCTGACGGACGCTTGAGCTTTACGCGCTTCCAGGTAGCGACGCGGGCGACCGGCTTCCGCCGCGTCGTCCAAGTCCACGTCTACGAAGACCTTGATGAGCTGCGAGCGGCCACACAGCGCCAGTGGACGACCTCGGAGGGGCACTCCGATGCTGCTGCCACATGCACGAGTTTCGACTCGCTGCTGCCCGCTCCGGAGCACTCCCATACGGTCGCCGTCATTCGACTCTGGACCGGCCAGCTGACCACTCGCACCGTGGCCCACGAGGTCACGCACGCGGCGATGCACATCTACTTCCTGGACAGACTGCGGCAGTATGCGCAGGCTCGGCGGCATTTGCACATCGGCAACGAGGAAATCGCCTACATGGTCGGCGACATGTCGTCGGACGTCATTGAGCGCCTTTACCGACTCGGCCTACTCCCCAACTAACCAAGCACTGCCCCGCACCAAGGGCGTTATCGCCCTAGGAGGGCTCACTTGTCTGCAATCGTTATCTACTCCAAGAAGCCCTGCGTCCAATGCACGGCCGTTTTCCGCAGCTTCGACAAGGCTGGCGTGGAGTACGAAGTACGCAACCTGCCCGACTTCCCCGACGAGGTCGAGGCGTTCAAGGCCGCTGGCCTAATGCAGGCGCCCATCGTCGAGTCGCCCTACGTCGAGACGTTCTCTGGCAATAACATCAACCTTGTCAAGGAGATCATCGCGGCCGTCAAGGCCGCATGAGCGGCGGCTGGGCTGACAGCGACCGTAAGGGCCGACTGCCGGCCGATTGGCCACTACTCCGGCGAATCGTCATTGAGCGCGCAGGCGGCCGTTGTGAGGTCATCAAGAAGAACGGCAAGCGCTGCTGGGACGACGGAACTGACGTCGACCACAAGGTCGCCGGAGATGACGATTCCCTGGCAAATTTACAGCTCCTGTGCAAATGGCATCATGCCCGCAAATCTTCCGCCGAGGGCAACGCCGCGAAGGCTGCCTATCGAGCGCAGCTCAAACACCCCGTAGAGACGCATCCGGGGATTATCCAAGGGCCACCTCGGCCAACCAAAAACAAGGGCTTCTAAGGGGGCGACATGGCTGAACGAGGACCACTACCCAAGCGCAGCCAGGAACGCTCCCGGCAGGACCGCCCCAGCGACGAGCGCATCCCGCTAGCGAAGGGCACCGCCTATGGCGGTGACCCGTTTCCGGTTAAGGATCACTGGCACCCGATGGCCGTCGAGTGGTACGAGTCGCTCTCCGACTCCGGCATCGCCGCCTTCTATGAGCGCTCCGACTGGGCCACCGCGATGATCGTCGCCGAGGAGCTCACGCACTACTTCAACACCTCCACCAGCCGCCGCAGCGCGCAGATGCTGACCGCCCTGTTCTCCATGATGACGTCGCTCGGCGCCACCGAAGGTGACAGGCGCCGCATGCGCATCGAACTGGAGAAGCCTAAGCCCACCGTCGCATCAGCCTCCGTCACCGCCATTGAGAGCTACAAGTCGAAGCTGGGCGTGACCAAGAAATAGCCGCCTGAAGGGGTGATTCCGATTCCAGAGATTGACCTCGAAGGGGTCGAACCTTCACTCGAGGCCGCGATGGAGTTGTTTCCCCCGACCGACATTGGCCCGTTATGGCTGAAGGACGAAGATGGCAACTGGCTGCTTCCCGAGAGAACGCTCGGCTGGGAGGTTGCTGGCTGGTGTGCTGAGTGGCTGCAGATGCCTGATGGCTCTCCGTGGCTATTTACCAATGAGCAGCTGCGCCTAGTTCTGTGGTATTTCGCAGTATCGGAAGACGGCGAGTTCGTCTACCGGCAGGCCGTCTATCAGGCGCTCAAGGGCGCCGGCAAAGACCCATTCGCCGCAGTCCTCTGCATCGTCCACCTGATCGGACCTTGCCTCTTCTCGCACTGGGACGAAAATGGCGACCCCGTCGCCATGGATGACCAGTCAGCATGGGTGCAGATCGCGGCCGTGGCCAAGGGTCAGACCAAGAACACCATGAAGCTCATCCCCTCGCTCCTGCCGGAGCGGACGCGGAGGGCATTCGGTGGCGTGGACGTCCAGAAGGAAGTCGTCTACGCCTACGGCGGCACGCGGTTCCTCGAAGTCATCTCCAGCGCCTCGCGCACACTCGAAGGCAACCGCCCCACGTTCCTAATCTGCAATGAGACCCAGCACTGGATTTCCAGTCAGGGCGGCGTCGACCTCTACGAGACAGCCACCTACAACGTCCTGAAGACGCCCACGGGGCGCTTCTTCTGCATCACCAACGCCTACGAGCCTGGCGAAGATTCCGTCGCTCAGCGCATCCGTGAGGAGCAGGAGAAAGTCTGGGCCGGCACGTCGGAGGATTCCGGCTGGTTGTACTGTAGCCGCGAAGCCCACCCGGCCAGCCCGCTCACCAAAGAGTGGGCGCCCTTCATCCTCGAGCTGATACGCGGCGACGCTGTCTGGCTGAATATCAAGAACATCGTCAAGTCGATGGCAGACGGCACCTACGGTGCCAACCGCATCCGGCGAATGTTCTACAACCAGATCACCGCCGCCAGCGACTCGCTCATTGGTCCGTCCGAATGGGACGGCGCACTGGCCGAAGGTCGGCTGTATGGCGACAAGCGCGACCTGTCGCCCGGTGACGAGATCACGCTCGGCTTTGACGGTGGCAAGACTGACGACGCAACGGCCCTTGTGGCCACGCGAATCAGCGACAAGACCATAATCCCCCTCGCCGTCTGGCAGCGCCCCGAAGGGGCCGCTGGCGACGGCTGGCACATCAACGAGGCCGAGGTCGACAGCGAGGTTCACCTCGCGTTCGCCACCTACAAGGTGCGCGCCTTCTACGCCGACGTCGCGCTGTGGGAGTCCTACATCGCCAACTGGTCAGAGGCCTACCGCGAAATCCTCCTTATCAAGGCCAGCCCGCAATCAGCGACCGGCTTCGACATGCGTGGCAATCAGCAGAAGATCGCACGCGGCGTCGAGGCCTTCATCCAGGCAGTCATCGACAAGCGCGTCAAGCACAACGGCCACAAGCTGCTGAGAACGCACGTTCTCAACGCCAAGCGCCGCCGCAACCGCTTCGGCCTGACCTTCGCCAAGGAGAACGCCGAGAGCCCCCGCAAGGTGGACGGCCTCGCAGCTGCGCTGCTCTCCGTCATGGCCATGAATGACCTCATCGAGTCCGGCAAACAGCCAGCGCGCCAATACTCCCGTCGACTCGTCCAAAGCTAGGAGACCCATTGCCACTCGGCAACAATCTAGGCGCCGTCCAGCTGGCCGCCGCCGATGTGGCAGCGAGCCTCAAGGACCGCGTCGACCAGGCGCTGGGCACAATCGCCCACGACAAAGACGCACACCTCTTCAACCAGGCCTACCTCAACGGCGTTCACACGCTGCCACGGATTCCGACGTTCGCGACACCCGAGATTGTGGAGCTGCGCAGGCGCGCAGTCCTGAACCTCATGTCGCTACTGGTGGGCATTCCCGCGCAGATCAGCTTCGTTGACGGCTTCCGCCGTGAGGGCGAGCAGTTCCCGAAGGAATGGCAGGCCTGGCTGCGCAACAACATGGCGTCCAAGCAGACCGCCATCTACCGCGCCGCACTCACCTACGGCGCGTCCTACGTCGCGCTCGAGGAGCTCGGCAAGGGCAAGCCCAAGTACGCGCTGCTCTCAACCAAAGACACCATCGCCTTCTACACGGACCCGGTCAACGACCAGTACCCGCTGTACGTGGTGACGGTGAAGTCGCATCAGACCAAAAACGCCGACGGCCGCATCGTCTACTACGACGCCGAGCGCACGGTCCACTTCCGCGTCCCGAAGGACGGCGGAGACCGCACCGTCATCGAGAATGGCGACATCCCCCACAAGCTCGGCTACTGCCCCGTGGTCCGCTACGTCTGCAGCATCGACGACGAGGGCAAGGTGCGCGGCGTCATTGAGCCGGCCATCCCCGTGCAGGACCGCGTCAACCAGACAGCCTTTGACCTGCTGGTCACGCAGACCTTCAGCTCATTCAAGGTCCGCTGGGCCGCAGGCCTGGTGGGCGAGCCACTCCTCAATGAGGACGGCTCCTTCCGGCTGGACGCAGACGGCCGACAGCAGTACGGCCCCGTCGAAGTGTCCCAGTCGCGGATGCTCACGGTGGATGACCCCGCCTCCAAGTTCGGCACTCTTGACGAGACGCCGCTGGACGGCTTCATCTCCGCACTCGAAGCGGCCATCAAGCAGTTCGCCGTCATAGGCCAACTGCCTCCCCACTCCCTGCTCGGTAACATGAGCAACCTCAGCGCCGAGACGCTGGTCGCGGCGATGGCGCAGACCATGCGCTTCGGCCATGTGCTGAAGACGACCTGGGGCGCCTCGCACCAGTCGCTCCTGCGACTGACTGCCATCGACATGCAGCTCGGCGAGAAGGCCGAGGAGGACTACACCTCCGAGGTCCGCTGGCGCGACATGAGTGACAATACGCTCGGCGCCGTCATCGACGGACTCGGCAAGGCTGCCACCATGCTGGGCATCCCCCAGCGCGGCCTCTGGTCCCGCGTGCCAAACACCACCACTCAGGAAATCAAGGAGTGGGAGGATATGGCCGATGACCAGCGCGTCGAGGAGCAGTTCGCAGGCACCGACCCGGTGGCAGCAGCGCGCCGGCAGCAGCCAGCCGTAGCCCCGCCGCGCATCCCGACGCCGGCCGAAGCCTTTGGCAACGCTTAGCGAGCTGGAGGCTGTCGAAGAAGCCCACCGCGCCGCACAGGCGCGACTGGGCATCATTGGCGCCTACCTCGCATTCGCCGACTGGGCTACGGTCAGCGCGCTGGATGCCTCTCTAACGGCCGCAGGCTGGCTGGCCCGGTCATTGCGCGCCGTCTACGGATTGAGGCGCTACAGCAGGCGCCTGAGCCAGTCCTACTACCAGCTGGCACGCGCCCTCGAAACGGGCTACACACTCGGCCTGCCGGAATACAGCAGCGACCCGGACGCCATTACTCTCGGCGGACTGCGCAAGCAGTACACGGACCTGCTGCTCGAAGTCGCCACAATCGACACCGAGCGGCCAGCTGATCCCGAGGGCGCCTGGCTGTATGACCGCCTGCTTGAAGAGTTGAAGGCTGCCGACGCGGCCGGGAACCGGCGCCGCGTCCCATTCGAAACCTCCACGCTCGATCCCTACATCCAGGACCTGCTAGATGCAGCGGGTGACGGGGACAGTGCGGTGGAGGTCGACGAGTTCGACTGGCTGGATGACCTCACTGAAGAGGAAGTGGAGCAAGCCTTCGGCAAGCTCCTCACCCAGCAGGCCGTAGATAGGCAGCAGGACGCCGTCTCAGCGCTTCGCATGACCGAGGAGCTATCCCCGGAGGAAGTGCTGGATCAAGCCGCTGAGAGCCACGCTAACGCGGGCTCACTGGGCGCGGGCAAGGTCGACAAGTATGGCATCAGCGCAGGCCGCGACGCCATCAACGACGCCATCCGCAACGATGGCCGCGTCGAGATGTTCGCCCGCCAGGTCGGCCCCAACCCCTGCCACTTCTGCGCGATGCTCGCGTCTCGCGGCTTCACCTACACCAAGGCGACCGCCTTGCTGACGAGCCGCCAAACGACTGTCGCCGGCAACGCAGGCAACTTCGAGGAAGGCCTAGACGGCCGCCCGTTGGATGTCCGCAAGTTCCACGACAACTGTCACTGCACCATCATTTCGCGATGGGTTCTGCAGTCAAAGCTTCCCGCTAGCAACCAGTTCTACAAAGAGCAGTGGCCCATCGTGACCAAGGGGCTATCGGGTAACGCCGCCATGAATGCGTGGCGGCGCTGGATGTACTCACGCCAGCGAGATCAGCTCAACGCGATACGCGCTGCAGCCAACCAAACCACACCATAGTCCCAGGAGGACATGTGCCTAACGGCGAGACAAACGGAGTGCCCCAGGAGGGCACCACTGAGCAGCAAGCAGCCCCTTCGGCAGACGCCCTCGCGGGCCTGCCCGAAGAGTTCAAGTGGCTGGCCAAAGAAGTGACCACTGCGCGCAACGAAGCGGCTCGCTACCGCACCGAGCGCAACGACCTGCGCAAGAGCCTTGAAGGCGCTGTCACGGTCGAGGACTTCGAGGCTGCCAAGAGCGAGTGGGACGGCAAGGTGAAGACGCTGGTGCGCCAGCAGATCATCAAGGACCACAAGCTGCCTGATGACCTTGCGGAGCTGCTCAAGGGCGATGACGAGGCCTCCCTTGCGGAGCACGCCGCCAAGCTCGCCAAGTACGTGCCAAAGGAACCTGAGGCTTCCGCAGTGGAGCCCGCCGTGGAACCGGAGGCGCCTACTCCGCCGCCCTTGCCGCCTGTCGGCGGGCGCGACCCGGGAGCTTCAGCAGACGACGTAGAGCCGGCCGACCTGGTCAAGCTCGCGAAGTCGCAGAACTTCCACTAGCCAGTCCCCCTCACAAAATCTCAGCCCTGCACCTCATGGTGCGGGGCTTCTCTATTTCTAGGAGACCCGCATGGCCGTTGGTCAGCACAATGTAGTCAAGCCCGAGAAGATCGCAGCAGCTGCTGTAGTCGCCATCGGCGAAGAGTCCGTACTCGCGAAGACCGTCGAGCGCCGCTCCTTTGACGAGTTCAAGGGCGCCGCAGGCGACAAGATCACCTTCCGCGTCGAAGGCACGCTGCCCGTTCGCAGCTACGCATGGCGCAATGACCGCGCCGACCAGATCGTCACCGACACCTACGTCGAGCAGACGGTCGACCTTACGGTCGAGCCCAACAACGACTACTCCGCTGTCGCTCTCATCGACGAAGCGCTGGAGTTCGACTTCGCAGGCGCCTGGGGCAAGCTGTTCAACGCCCAGATCAAGGCAGTGACCGGTGGCCTCGAGCGCCGCGTCCGCAGCCAGGTCATCAACGCTCCCTACGAGCGCGTCATGGCCCTCGTTGCCAACTCGGCCGCCAAGGCCGCTGCACAGGCTGATGGTGAAGACCTCGTCTTCAACTTCTTCTCCGACGTGCAGGCAGAGCTGAAGGCTCTGCGCAACCCGGACACCAACGTCGTTGCCGTGGTCGGCTCCGGCTGGGCCAACCTGCTGCGCAAGGCTTCCAAGTCCACCAAGAATGAGGGCCGGGGCGACGGAGCCTTTGCCTCCAACGTGATCGACACCTTCGCCGGCATCACCGCCGTTGAGGACCCGACGCTGGGCAAGAACGAGGGCTACGTCTACGCAGCCTCCGCAGTACTCCTGTTCACCGCTGCACCCCGCGTGCCGCTCGGTGCAGTCAAGGGCGCCATCTCCAACGAGAACGGCTTCTCCCTCCGCTGGATTCAGGACTACGACGCCAGCCGCCAGATCGACCGCTCCACGTTCAACTCGTGGATCGCGACCGGTGTCACCAAGGACAACCTGCGCCAGATCAACTCTGACGGCACGCAGGAAATCGTCTCCACCGAGCAGTACTTCGTGCGGGGCATCAAGATCGAGCTCGTCTCCTCCAGCGTTGGCGCAACCGCCACGGCCTCCGTCACCACGGGCGCCGTGTCCAGCGTTGCTGTGACCGAGGGTGGCTCCGGCTACACCGTTGCACCCAAGGTCACCTTCGCCGGTCCCGGCACGGGCGCTGCCGCTACGGCCGTCCTTACCAATGGCGTGGTCACCGCGATCAACGTCACGGCTGGCGGCACCGGCTACACCTCGGCACCCGAGGTGACCCTCGAAACCCCGGCCGCTGCCACCGAGATCAAGCCCGGCGACGGCAAGACCCGCACCAACGGCTCGCTCGGCGCATCTGCCACATCCACGCTGGCCAAGGTCTACAACGACGAGCCGTTCGCAGGCGTCCTGCCTGCCGGTGACCCCTTCACCATCGGCCATGACGTAGCCCCCGTAGTCCCGTAAGGAGACCCTGAATGGAGCCTCTCGGCACCGTAGCTAGGGTGGCGGCTCGCGTTGGCGAGCCGATCACCGAGGCCAGTGATATTGCGCTGGCCACAGAGATGCTCGAAGAGGCCTCCGCTCAGGTCCGTCTTTACGGACTCCCCTGGGTTGACCCGCTGACTGCCCCCGCAATTGCTGTTACGACGGCGATTGCGGCGGCAGCGCGGGGCTACCAGAACCCGGGCGGCCTGAAGATGGAACGCGGAGACGCGGTCACCCTCGACGTTGACATCGACTACCGCAAGGGCGCTGCCCTTACGGCCGGCGAAATCCGAATGATTCAGATGGCGGCCAACACGCGGTCCCGCATCACGTCGGTTCCGCTGAGCAACCCTGACCGCTTCGTTGCGACCAGCGACTACGCTCATCGGCCCGTCGGTCACCCCGAGTACCTGTATCTGGACGCGGAGCCTCGCCCATGGTGAGGTCACGCCTGCTGGATCGGGGCAGCGAGACGCTGATCGTCTACCTCGAAGAGACCGCCGTCGACTCTGACGGCAACACCATCAAGCGGCCCTCCGGCGACGGCGTCACACTGCGTGTCACAAGCTCTGAGGACCGCTCTGCGGACGCCGAACTGCCCGGTCAGGTCAGCAACAAGGTGGTCCGCATCATGGCCCGCCAGGTGCCCATTGGCAGCTGGTCGCGGGTCGTGTTCAACGGCGAAGAGTGGGACCTGGCCAGCCCGCCCCGGTTCACCCCGGGAGCGAGCCGCCGACTCCGGCACATCGAGTTCACCATCAAGTCGCGCAACAGGCTGCTGGCTGATGGCTGAGTGGCTGGGCTTCAACGGCCCCGTGAGGGGGCCGGGAAGCGTCGAAGATGTCGTCAGCCACCTTCCGGCCACCAAGGCCGCACTGAAGTCCGCAGGGCACGCTCTGGCGGCCCGCACGCAGTCGAACCTGTCGCTGCACCGAGACACCGGCAACGCCAAGGTCGTCATCATCTCGCCGCCCAAGACCAAGCTCGACTGGCACGTCGCCATCGTCGACGCAGGCCAGAAGGACGGCGTGCCTGACCGCACCGACAACAACAACAAGAGCGCGATCTCCATCGAGATGGGCCACTGGCAAAAGACCAAGACTGGTCGCGTTTGGGTTGACGGCATCCATGCCCTCGGCAACGCCGTCGAGGATCGCGTCAGAAAGCATGGAGGTGGCTAATGACTGCCATTACCGTTCCCGTCTTCGGATCAGCCAACAAGCTGGTGCTGAAGATCATGCGCGAGTTCTTCGTCGGGCAGGACATCCACATCGGGTCGCTGTTCACTGAGGACATGCCGACGCCGGCCATCATCTGCCGCGCCGAGCGACGCTCCGGCACTGTCGGCCACGACCCCGCTGACGGTCGCTACTTGAAGCCGGTCATCATCTCCATCAACACCATCACCTCCGGCCTTGAGGCCGAGTCTGACGGTCACGACCTGCAGGAGATGTGCCGCGTGGCGCTCATCGAGGCGCAACTCAAGCAGGCGGCCTACACCAACCTTGGCCACATCTCGAACATCGAGAACTCGACTGTCGCCTCGAAGGTCTCCGACTGGGCAACGTCTACCGGCGTCGTTCAATACGCAGCGCTCCCCAAGGGAGCTGTTCGTTACGAGTCGATCTTCCGACTAATCATCCGCCCGCCCACTTCGGGTGGCGTAAACAACCGCTTCAGGCCGCTCCGCTAGGGGCGGCCTTTTTCATGGGCTAGCGCCCACGAGGAGACATCTCACATGGCACTTGATAACACCGCCGTACTGAAGGTTGGCACCGGCCACTTCTACACGGCCCCCGTCGGCACGGCAGTACCTGCCGACCTGCGCGCCCCCGGCGCTGCGTGGACCGAAATGGGCCACACCTCGATGCAGGACATTCTCTCGTCCGCCTCCGAAGGTGGCGAGACCACGACTCTCGGCTCGCTGCAGGCCAAGACGCTGCGCCAGTCCGTAGCGCCCCGCACTGAGACCTACAACATGAACCTCCTGCAGTTTGACAAAGAGAGCTTGCGCCTGTATTACGGGTCAAATTCTGTCATTACTGGCTCCGGTTCCGTACAGGTCGCGCAGGACCCGACCCCGACTGAGGTCGCCTGGCTGGTCGTCTTCTACGACGGCACCACGACCGCTGGTATCTACGCCCCCAAGGTGTCGATCTTCCGGTCTGACGACCTCGCGATCTCCGACACGGAGAACCTGGCCACGCTGCCGCTGAAGGTCACCCCGCTGACCTACCTGACGAACGCCTACGCCATCGAGTTCATCCCGCCGAAGGCCATCAAGATTCAGGCCACCGCAACCGCGCAGCGCTCCGCTCAGGTCGTCTCCGCCATCACCGTGACCAACCCGGGCTCCGGCTACTCCAGCGTCCCCGCCGTCACCATCACGGGTGGAGCAGGAACCGGCGCCGCTGCAACCGCAGTGCTGACCAACGGCTCTGTCACCTCCGTCACCGTGACCAACGGCGGCTCGGGCTACACGTCCGACCCTGTCGTCACCATCGCCGCACCGTAAGGATTCCAATGACCCTCAAAGCCAAGCTGCCCACATTCGAAAAGGGTTCCGCCGACTTGGGCAAGCAGCTGCGCGAGCAGCTCGCCGTTGTTGTCGAGCTCTGCGAAGCCATCGAGCGCCTCGAGGCTGCTCTCGCGCCCAAGGAAGCCGACACCTCCGCCGGAGATGAGGGCGCCGAAGGCGAGCCCGAAGACAAGCAGGAAGCCCCTGAAGCCGCCTCTGACGAGTCGGCAGAAGAGAAGGCACCTGCTGCCACCAAGCCAGCTTCCAAGCCCGCTACGCGAGCTTCTGCGAAGTAACTAGACCCCGAGTGGGCGGGAGCGGACACCCGCCCACTCGGCACTTCCTCATGTCCGCAACACACACTGACTTAGGAGTCGCATGTCCGCGATCAAACTCTCCGACCTGCAGAAGGGTGCAGAGGAGAAATACCCCGACTTTGAGATTGAGCTGGAGGACGGCAAGACGATTGCCTTCCAGCCGATCCTCCGGCTCGACAAGAAAGGCCGCAAGGCCGTTGTCGCCGCACTCGACATTCAGAAGCGCAGCAAGTCTGCCGAAGGCGAAGAGAGCGACGAGGACTGGACTGACGTCTTCGCTGACGCCTTCCGCCTGACTGCCCGCACGCCCGCCGCCTTCACTGCTGTAAGGAAGTGGGCCGGCGAAGACATGACCCGCTGGGCCTTCCTCTTCGATCAGTATCAGGAGAAAACGAACGCGGGGGAAGCCTAACCCTCGCGGTTGAGCTTGACGCTCATGGTGAAGAAATCTGGCTGGACCTCAAGCAGTACTGGAACTTCGACCTGGTCGAGTTCATTGGAGGCCGCTGCTACGGCTCCGTAGCCCAGATATTCGCCATGATGCGTCAGCTCCCCGAGGGTTCCCGCTACGCCGCCATCATGTCCGCCCCCATGGATGGCGACGAGGCAAGACCCGAACCCCATATTGACCCGAAGACGGAAGCGGCCATGCAGCGCCGCCACTGGACGTCGGATCGCAAGTTGATGGCCATGCTCATCAACGCCACGCGAGACCTGACGCTCGTCACCGGTCGCTGGGAGAAGGGCAAAGAGCCAAAGTTCCCGGTCATCGGGCCGCCCGAATGGCGCGGGGAAGACCCCGCCAAGAAGAAGCCCGCGACCACCAACGACGTACTAAAAGCCCTGGGGTGGAACGGAGTGACAGCCAATGGCTGATCTCAAACTAATCGGCGCCGTGGCCGTCAAAGTACGGCCAGACGCCAAGGGCTTCAAGGAGGGCACGCGCAAGCAGGTTCTCAAGGAGCTTGCAGGCGAAGAGTACGACGTAGTCGTGAACCTCGACCTTGACGCTGACGGCGTCAAGGAGAAGGCCAAGCGCATCGTCAGGGAAGTCAAGCGCGAAGCCGACGAAAGCATCGGCCTCAAGGTAGGCGTCGATCCCGACGCTCTGCGCAAGGCGTCCGCCGACATCAAACGAGTCCTCGGTGACTTCAAGATGGGCGACGTCAAGGTCCAGATGGACCGCGCCTACCTGCAGCGCGCCGGCAGCCAGCTGAATGACGCGCTCAACTCGGCAGCAGCCGCTGGCCTGAAGGTGGACGTGTCCACTCAGGAAGGCCTCGAAAAGGCTAAGCGCGACATCGACGACTTCCTGAAGGGCGAGAACGGGCAGGACGTAAAACTCAACACGTTCCTGCAGGGGCTCAACGTTGCAGCAGCCCAGCTGAAGTATGCGACCCGCGACCGGCAGGTCAACTTCTTTGTCAAGGTCAATGAGAAGTCGCTGATCGTAGCCGAAGGGCTCATCAAGTCACTCTCCGGCCTGAACGTCCTGACATCCGTCGGACGCCAGCTGGAGTCGCTGATTGTCGACTTCGACAAGTTCAGCCTCAAGTCGGTCGGCTGGGCAACCGCCATCGGCAACCTCGTCAACATGGTCGGCTTCCTCGGCACGGCGGCATTCACCGTCGGTGAGGGCATGGTGCAGTCAATTGGCCTGCTGGCCACACTGCCCACCGCGCTGGCGGCCGTGGCCGCAGGCGTGCTCATCAACGTCGCGGCATTCAAAGACTTCAAGGCAGCCATCGACGGAGACGCTGAGGCGTTGGCCAAGCTGCCACCCGAAGCACGCGCAGCGGCTGACGCCCTGCGCGGTACGTGGACCTCCATTCAGAAGCCTGTCCAGAAAGCCTTCTGGGAGGGCATGGGCGACTCCATTCAGCGATTCGCGGCCAACAGCATACCCGTGCTGCGCGACGGCCTTACATCGGTCGCTGACGACGTGGGGCGCTTCAATGCCGGCATCCTCGACAGCTTCGACGAGATCGCCAAAAACGGCGACATGAAGAAGATGTTCGGCAATCTGGAGGGATTCTTCCAGGCGGCCACTGGCGCATCCAAGCCATTCTTCGACGCACTGAACACGCTCGGCCTTCGCGGCTCCGACTACCTGCCACGGTTTGGCGGCTTCCTGACGGACATCGCCAAGGGCTTCGATGACTGGATCACCAAGGCCGACGAGGCTGGCAAGATCAACGTCTGGATCGAGAACGGCGTCCAGTCCCTCAAGGACATGGGCTCCGTTGGCGGCTCTGTGGTCGACATGTTCAAGGGCATCACCCGGGCCGTGAACGACGCCGGAGGCGGCGGTCTTCCTGAGTTCCGCAAGAACATGCGGGAAATCGCCGACATCATGCTGGCGGAGCCGTTCCGCAGCCGCATGGCAACCATCTTCGCCGGAGCCCGCAAGGGCGCCTCCGAGTTGAACGTCGGGGTCAAAGACCTTGGCGAGACGCTCGGGGCTTCAGCAGGCTACGTCAACGAGCTGCTGATTGGACTCGGCAAGCTTGGTGGCGGGCTGCTCAGCGGCCTAGCAAGGACACTTGGCCAGCTGGAGTTTCAGACCGGCACCCTCGAGGGCATCCGCGACATGCAGATTGCGCTCGACGATCTTGGCCCCAGCTTCGAGGGCATCGGCCGAATCATCGGCAACATGTCCCGCGTCGCTGGCGAAATCTTCAAGGGCGTCTCCCCCGTCATCAATACGGTGGTCGGATTCCTCGACACCTCAGTCTCCAAGCTCACCGGCAACCTCGAGAAGGTAGCCGGCCCGCTTACTGGACTAGTCAACGCGCTGGTCACGGCGGCCTCCGGCCCCCTGACGCTGGTGGTCGATGTCCTCAACGCAACGCTCGGCGTATTCAACGAGCTGCCCCGCCCGATCCAACTGGCGGTGGGGGCCTTCGGACTCTTCCTGGCCATGCGTGGCCCACTGGGCTCATTCCTTGGCAACCTGCAGACCACGTGGGGCAAGGTATCCGAGACCTTCACCTCCGGCGCCCGCACCGCCGAGACCGCAGGCAAGCGCATCGGCGACATGATCTACATGGCCGACGGCACCGTCAAGAAGTTCGACGGCAGGCCCATGGTCAAGCAGCTCGACACCATCAGCTCCAAGGCAGCCTCCGTCGCCAAGTCGGTCGGTGGCAGTCTGCTGGCGTTCGCTGGCGGCCCTTGGGGCCTCCTGCTTGGCGGCGCGGTTGTTGCGATCACCGCCATGGGCGACGCTGCTGCGAAGCAGAAGGCCAAGATCGACGACCTGAAGTCAGCACTCGCCGGCCAGACCGGCATCAACGGCGCGACCGAGGAAGTTATTGCCAGCCAGCTGCGGGCCAAGGACTCCTTCCTCTGGCTTGAGAAGACCTCAATCGCAGACTCCGCCGAGAACATCGGCATCGGACTGCGGGACATTCAGAAGGCCGCCGAAGGCGTGCCTGAGTCCATCGACGAGGTCAACGACGCGCTGAAGCGGGCATACAGCCAGCGCAGCGCAGTCGAGGGCTTTGTCGACACGCTGAAGACTCTTGGCGATAACCAGATGCTCGCAGGGCTGAGCAATGTCACCAAGTTCCTGAACTTCTCAGACGGCGCCAACGTTGGCAGCGGCCTGCAGAAGATGAAGGACGACCTGGCGGCTGCGCGGCTTGAGGTCGAGAAGACCGCCAAGCAGCTCGGCACTCCGATCAACGCATCGGCCGGCATCATCGCCGCCATCGACACACTGGTTGACAAGGCCTCCACGGCCGACCAGAAGCTTCGCAGCATCAACGACATCATCCGCATCATGGAAGGTGCCGAAGGCGCTGCAGCGGACGCACAGCAGCGGTCCAACGACTCTGCCCGCGAGCTGAAGGACAACCTCAAGGCGATCTTCGACGCAGCCACCAAGGACGGCGCGGCCCTGCCGGACCTCTTCAACGAGACGACAGGCCAGATCGACACCGTCACCAAGACAGGGTCGGACCTGCGCACCGAGCTGAAGAAGGTAGCCGAGGACGGCCGCACGACTGGCATCGCGCTGGCGCTGGCACAGAAGGACCCGGTAGCAGCAGCGCAGACACTGCACGCCGAGATGACCAAGACCCGCGACCTGATCGCCAGGGAGCTGGAGGTCGGCAAGGTTCCCCCCGAGGAAATTGCCGCCATCATCGAGTCACTCAACCTCGACCCCGCCAAGATCGACATGCTGCTCAACCCCGAGACCCGGGACCAGGCGCTTGCCGATTTGGGCGCCGCTAACGCGGGCGCCAAGGGAATCTTCGCAGACCCGATCACCGCACAGCTGGACAGCGACTCCGCCAAGTTCGACGTCGGCGTTGCTGAAGCAGAGCGCCGGGGCAACGGCCTTGGCGGCAAAACCTTCACTCCGAAGGTGGACGCCGACAAGACCCCATTCGAGCGGGTCCTCACGGCAGCAGCAGGCGCTGGCCTTGGCCTTGCGGTCAAGACGTTCACCCCGAAGGTGGATGGCGACAAGTCGCCGTTCGACCGGGCGGTTAGTGCCGTAAAGGGCGCGGGCGACTTGCTCTCCAGGGACGTATTCTCCCCCACCGTAAACGTGGTCGGCAATGCGCTCAGCGTACTGGGCGACATTGCGCAGCGCTTGACCGGCCTCAACGGCAGCGTATTCACGGCCACCGTGGACGTCCTCAGCAAGGTCATCGGCGGCTCGGCCAACGGCTCGATCCACGACGGTATGAACTGGAACCGACGCTTCCAGCCGAAATTCTTCGCTAACGGCGGCATCGAGCAGCACACTGCGCAGATCGCCAAGCCGTCCTCGACGCTGCGCGTCTGGGCGGAGCCCGAGACGGGCGGTGAAGCCTACATCCCGCTGGCCAGCTCCAAGCGGGCACGCTCCACCGCAATCCTCGACGAGGTCGCCCGCAAGTTCGGCCTCCAGCTCGTCAACGCACAGCAGTTCGCCAACGGCGCTGTTGTCGGTGGACCAGAGGCCGCTGGCGGGGGCGTTCACGTCCATGTAGACGCCGCCCCGGGAGTTGCCTACCTCTACGCGAACGAGGTCGCTACAGCGACAGCCACGCGCTTCCGCGATGCGCAGGTGCTTTTCGACATCGACAACTAACCCCACGTAAGGACTCACATGGCTTCGATTGCCTACGCCGCTCCGCCTGTGGAGATGCTGGCTACGGCCCGTCTCCCGCAGGGGATGCGGATGACCTGGGAGTCGTGGGACGGCCAACTGTGGGACATTGCCAACGGCACTGAGGGCGTAGCCCTCATGCCGGGTGTGCGAGGTCTGAATATGCCACCCATGCGGCGACATATTCAGACCTCGCCGGCAGTGCATGGCTCACGCCGCACCGGCTGGATCGCCAGTGAGCGCGAGGTCTTCTGGCCGCTGCTCGTCTACCGCGAGGCAGGCGTCTACGACTGGGCCAAGCTGGACGGCGACTTCTGGCGCTCCATGCACCCCGACCGCCCCGGCATCTGGTCGGTCACCGACCCTACCGGCCGCACCCGCAAGCTGACCTGCGTCTTCGATAACGACGGCGGCCACTCCACGAGCATCCTCCCGTCGATCACCGGCTGGGAGAAGTACGGCATCTACCTGGCAGCCGAGCAGCCTTTCTGGATCGGCGAGACGCTGCGGCGCGGCTGGTCTGGCTCCGGTGGCACGAACTTCTTCGGCTCCGGCGCCCCCAGCTTCCACATCTCCACCGCCTCCAGCGCGTCCACGGCCACGGTTACCAACCCGGGCGACCTTGACGCATGGCCGGAGTGGACCATCGTCGGCCCTTCCACTTCTACGACAATCGGCATCCCGGGCCGGATCATCGAGGTGCCTTTCAACGTTCCTGCCGGCAAGGCACTGGTCATCGACACCGACCCGGCGCGGCAGACGGTCCTCTATGGCGACTGGGTTGCCGACCCGCTCGGAGGCTTCGGCCACATCGCCGACCCGGTCAGCAGGTTCTCCGACATGGGTGCCATCGACTTCGCCTCCGTGCCTGCAGGCGAGGCGGTGCCGCTGAGCATCGTCATCAACGGCAGCGGCGTGGTGCTCATGAAGCTCACGCCCCGCCACTTCAGGGCATGGGGCAAGTGATGGAGACCAACCCTTTCAAGATCACAGTCTACGACCGCAACCTCGTGCGCAAGGGCTTCATCTCCACGCCGAGCTCCCTGCGCGCCATCCCCCGCCATAACCTCAAAGGCACCGCCACCTTCCAGCTGGCGCTCGACCACCCGATGCTCGGCGACTTGATGGCCGAGGGCAGCCGCGTAGTCATCGACTACCGGGGCAAGCAGGCAATGTCCGGGCCGGTCACGGCCCGGAGCATCAACGGGCCGTCAATCTCCGGCTCGGCAACCTTCCAGGTGGAAGACGACTTCCGCGTCCTCCACTCCGTACTGGGCTGGCCGGTTCCCAGCGACCCGATCACCAATCAGCTGGGCGCCGAGCGCTACGTGCTCACAGGCCCCGCCGAGACTGTCGTCAAGACGGTCTTCGCGGCCAATGCCATCAACCGGCTCGGCATGAACTACGCAGTCGCCCCCGACCAGGGGCGCGGCGACGTCATCACGCTGGAAATCCGCATGGAGACGCTCTACGAGAAGCTCTTCCCGGCCGTCGAGGCCGCTGGACTGGGTGTCAGCGTCAAGCAGGTTGGCAGCCAGCTGGTGCTCGACTGCTACGTCCCGTCCGCCTACGCGCCGATCCTCAGTGAGGAGTCGGGAATCGTGCAGGACTGGTCGTGGACCAACAATGCGCCAACGGTCACAGACGCCATTATGGGCGGCCGTGGCGAGGCTGCTGCCCGGGAGTTCCGGGCCTTCGCCGATAGCGCCGCAGCGAGCCTCTGGGGCTTCCGCGCCGAGAGGTTCGAGGACGGACGCAACGTCGGTGCCGACCTGAATAACTGGTACAACCGCCACGAGAATGCGACCGGCGCGTTGCAGCGGGCCGAAGAGAAGCTGGCCAAGGAGCAGGGCGAGCTGTCCCAGATCACGTGGGACACCCGCAACGCCGACGTCACGCTGAGCGCCATCTACGTCACGCACGCTGCCGGCACTCCCGAGCGAGAGGCTGCTGAGGATACGTCCACGCAGGCGAACAACGCGAAGACCAGCGCCACTTCGGCAGTCGCCACTGCAGTCACTGCACGCGACGAGAAGGTGGCCGAGCTTGCTGCGATCAACGCCGAGTACGCAGCCATCCGCGCTGCCTACGAGGAAATGATGGCAGCCCAGGGGGCTGAAGCCCTTGCTGCTGGCGGCGAGAAGACCGGCATCCGCATGGTCCTTAGCGAGACCGACGCCTTCCGCTACGGCGAGTCCGTCAACGTCGGGGACAAGGTCACCATGCGCGTTGGCCCGAACCTGACACTGACCGACACCCTGCGCGAGGCAGAGCTGACGTGGACCTTCGAGAACGGCGTCACGGCCACACCTTCAGTCGGAGAAATCACCGACAACCCTGACCGCGTCTTTGCGAAGGCGCTCCGAAACTCTGTCACGCGCATCCGAAAAATTGAGGTGAGGTAAGTATGGCCTTTACGAGTATTGGCTATGACGGCTCGGTCAACGAGCGACAATGGGCCGAGCTTGTTCCAAGCGTCGGCTCCTCCACCTACGGCGTCAAGGGTGCTGGTGACCTGAAGGTCACCGCAGTTCCTGGGCAGCCGCTGACGGTTGCTATCGCAGCTGGCTCCGGCTGGGGCCACGGCGTACTCGACACCGAGACCGCGAACACGACGGTCGCCTGCGAGGCGATCACGAGCGGCGTCCGATGGGACTTGATTGCCCTCCGCCGCGACTGGCAGCCACTCGCTGGCGGCCCCACGTCCATCGTGGCCATCACCGGCACCACTGAGAAGGCGCTACCGAGCCGCAACATGGAGCCCGGTGTCATTGACGACCAGCCACTCGCGCTGGTGCAGTGGACGGCCGGCCAGACGCAGCCCACGACCATCATCGACCTGCGCTGCTGGGCCGGCAACGGCGGCCTCGTGGCCATGGATCAGCTGGCGCTGACCTACCTCGACAAGATCGGCTCGAGCGTCACCATCGCAGGCGTCGAGTGGAACCTCGTCATCGGCGCCAACGACACGCCCGCATGGGTCAAATCCGGCGTCAAGGTGGAGATTGGCCAGGGAAGCAACCAGCCGATCCTCAAGGCGCAGGAAGTTCAGGTGAAGCTCAACGACTTCCTTGTTGGCTCCTTCACCTTCCCGACACCGTTCCCCAACGCGCTGGTCTCCACGAAGCTGATGCGCAACCACACCAACGATGCACCCACCTACTGGAACCTCGTCTCGGGGTCCACCGGCAAGGCTGGAGTGCAATTCGTTGCAAGCGGCGCAGTCACCCCCGGCATGACGATCTACGTCACCTACGAATGCTGGGGATACTAAATGGCCAACTACCCCTTTGACATGCAGCTGGCCGTTGACCCCTACAACACCAGCAACGTCGTGGCCAACGGCCAGGTGTTCATCTACGACCCGGCCGACGTCAACAACGCCTCGCCGCTGGTCCTGACGGACCCGAACGGCCTGCCGCTAACCAACCCGCTGATGTCGAACAGCAACGGGTTCATCCCCGCCTTTATCGCCACCTCCCCGCAGGTCAAGTGGGTGGGTGCTGGCTTTGTCGGATACTTCGCTTCCTTCGAGGGGCTGCGCGACGTGGCGCTGGAGGCTGTCGCCAAGCTCGACGGCCTCGCCGTCGGCACCGTGGAGACTGTCGACGCCCTTGAGGGCGCGTCAGCGACCGTCACCGGCACTGACGCCAAGCAGCTCAACCTCAAGATACCTCGCGGCCTTCAGGGCGCCCCCGGCGCCGCTGGCCTTTCCAATATCGCACTCGATGACGATGGCACGCCCTACTTCGTCGCAGGCAGCAATGCCGTCCAGATTCTCGCCGACACTGACGGCGCCCCTTACTTCGTCTAGGAGACACGCATGACACAGCCAGCAAGTAAGCGGCTACTCACAGAGGCCGCAGCAGCGGCCCAGGCAAGCGACAATGCGACACCTCTTGGTGCGGCACTATCTGCCACTTATGTCCGCTTCGAGGACGAGGCAGGCAACCCGCTTCCAAACCGGAATGTGGTCATCAAAGTCAGCGCCACGACCGGCGAAATCATCGACATCGTTTCGGAGGCGTAGACATGGCGTACATGAAAGATGCCACCGGCAAGCGGCTTGACTCCTTCCCTGTGCAGGACCGTGACAAGCGAGTACCCATCGCGGGCAATCAACTCGTTGTGTGGGGCCACTCCTACGCTTATGGCACCGGCGCATCCGACCTCTACAAGCGGTTCAGCAGCCTCCTTGCTGAACGCCTGGGCGTAACGGAGCGGAACGAGGCAATTGCAGGGACCGTCCTCGCCAACGTTTCCGGGTCATCGTGGCCCAAGGTCCTGCAAAACGTGACCCGGTCCAACCTGAAAGCCATCGGCGGCGGCGTCACCCCAACCAACGCACGCGGATTCGTGAGCCCTGGCGGGCTCCATGTCTGCATGTGGGGAGTGAACGACCTCAACGCGCTCGGCAACACAGTCGCCGCGCTACTGCCCGTCCGCCGTGACCTCGAAACGGTACTTTCACGCTTCCGCGCTACAGCCGTCTTCGAGGAATCGCACGCCTCGTTCACATTCAACGGGACGTGGACTACGCCGGGAAGCACCACCATCAACTCCGGGTCTAACTACAAGCAGACCACTGACCCGGCAGCCTCCTACTCCATCGCCCTGCCTGCCGACTTCCCGGGTGGAACTGTCGCCATCGGCATCACCAGCCCCAACGGCGCAGGAAACGGAGCAGTCCACACCGCCACCGTAAATGGGGCCACGACTGTCCTCGACGCCCGCAACGGCACTGCATCGAATACCGTGGGCCACGTCCTCCGCATCAAGAACATCGCCCCGGGCGCGGCAACCATCAACGTAGCAATATCAAACCTCACACTGAACACGTCCGTGGACTACTGGCAGCATGAAGCGGACACCGCTACCGCGCCGGTAGTTGTCCTGCTGAAGCAGCCCACCATTTCGGACTTCTCCGTTTATGGCAGCGTGGCGCCCGGCCCACCCACGAACACGGGCGTGGGCTACCTGAACCAGGTTATCGATGAGGTTGCTGCCACCTTCGATGAGCGTGTGATGGCCGTTGATCTCTCATCGCTCAATGGGGACGCCAGCATGTTTGCCACCGGCAACGCGCTGCACCCGTCCGACAAGGGCCACCAGAAGATCGCTGACCTGATTCTCACGGCCCTGCGGTCAAAGGGCTTCACGTTCAGCCCTGGCGCGAACGTCCGTGAACCTGCCATTAGGTACGGCACCACGGGCGTTGTGACGAACACCTACAGCAACGTGGGTGACCGGATCAAGAACACCAACCCGACAGTCGTGGGGACGGGGCCAGGCGCCTACATCATCACTGAGTGGGTTTGCACGGTAGAAGGGAACCCGGGCACGTGGGTACCCATGAAAACACTCGTCAACCTCACGGAAGGCAGCTGGGCGGCGCAACTCGGGAACGACACCCCCGGCGAGGAAACGTTGAAGCGCCCGAACGTGACCGGCTCCACTCAGACCACGAGTGGCCGCCTCACGCTCACCTACTTCACGGCGAAAGCTGCGACAGTAGCGGCGAACGTGTCCGTCTCAACGGGCGGTACAGCGGCCGGCGCGACACCCACTATTGCACGGATCGGGCTTTACCAGGTCAACGCGGACGATACGCTGACGCTCGTTGCTTCGACGGCCAATGACACGTCCCTATTCGCGGCGACGTTCACGACCTACACCAAGGCGTTCAGCAGCTCTTACACTCTGACGGCGGGGCAGAGGTACGCAATCGGCATCATCGTCGTCTCAGGCGCGGCCGTCCCCACCTTCGCGGGTGCCGGGCCAAGCGTGGGGGCTATGGCGTTGGTTGCGCCGCGTGTAGCCGGATACATCACTGGACAGTCGGACCTGCCGTCGAGCGTTGGTGCGACCCTCGCGGGGGGTGCCGCGATGGTGTACGCCCAAATAAGCTAAATCGTGTCCATGTGCCGCCAGTAGCAGTCCTCCGAGCAGAACTCTTGTTCGGAGGACTGCGGTACGTTCTTGCAGTCTGAGAAGCCGCACGTCCGCGGCTGCCGGAGCCACAACACGAAACGTTCGATCGGGGTCAGCATGGGGACATCATACGCGCTCAGCGAGCCCCTTTTCCGCCAAGGGTTTGGGAGCAACTCGGCGTCCAACAGCGTTAGCCAGCCGATGGCTGGGCTTCTCCACTGCACGGAAGAACCCCTCGGTGAGCAGCAAAGACACCGGCAGCGCTATGGTCAGCGCCAGAAAAGGGTTCGTCGTGCCAGTCAGTAGTGCGACCGAAACGACGATGGGTTCATGGATGAGGTAGAGGCTGAACGACCGTGACCCCAGCCAGTGGACCGGCTTCCAGTCACCCAGCCGGACAGCCGGCTTGCAGTGCAAGAAGGTGAAGATCACGACGGCGGCACCAGCGGCGGCGAGGACCGATGATCCTGGAAGGCTCGGAAACGTCCAGTGAGACGAGAGCAAAGCGCCGGCCAGCAGCAGGGCCGCAACCCAGTGCCATGCACCCATCCTGTCGGCCCACGACGCTAGGCGATCTTTGCGGACGGCCATGAGGACACCGACGCCGAACATCGGCAGGTAGATGAGTGCTCGCAGATCGAGCACGGACCCGGCCCCGGTCAGCGCCAGGAGGCCGACGATCCCCAGCAGCCAGAGCTTTTGCAGGCGGATGGCCACCAACATGTAGACGGGCAGCAGGAGCGAGAACAGGACTTCCCACTGTAGGGACCACAGCGGCGTATTCAGCGCACCAGTGCCGTTTACCACAAGGAAGTCCCGCAGCAGGTCAGTAGGCTCCGCGTGAAGATTGATCCACCAGCTAGCGCCGTCCTCGACGACACGCGGGACCATGGCCGCCAGTAGGAGCGCGAACAGCAGCGAACCCCAGACAGGCACGTATAGCCGGACGAGCCGTTTCGGGTAGTAGCTCACCCATGTGGGAGGCGTTGCCTTCAAGAACGGCAGCGCCAGGACGAAGCCCGAGAGTACAAAGAACACGTACACCGCTTCGGATCCGCCCCAGATCAGGTGCAGCGGCGTGCTCGTTAGCCACCATGACCACCCTCCGTCTGGTGTCGCGGCCCCTTCTCGGTACGCCTCCGCAAGTTGCGGCGACACCAAAAAGCAGTGATTGACTAGCACGACAAGCGCAGCCAGCCCCCGCAACCCATCCAAAGCGGTGAAGCGTGGTGACCCAATGCGTTGCATTCCCCCAGGTTGACTCATGCCGCGATTCTTTCACGGCCCTAATCGCTGGACTGAATCGATGGGCCAATAAGACCGGTTATGTTCCCCAACTGAAAATCCCCCAGAACGACAAAAAGGCCACCAGCCAGCAAGCATTACGCCTGCGGCTGGTGGCCTTTTCATTTCCGACACGAGTGCCGATGCGGCGCCCATTTGACTAGAGCCGCTCGGCAACTATATCCGAAGGGAGGCCTAATGGCCTCAACTGACAAGTCGCCGCCCGGAATCAATGGGCGACGGGGAGTGTTTCAGCTCCTGCTCTCAGCCCTCTACCTCGTAATTGGCGTCAGCTTCCTACTGATCCCCCACCCTGCCAGCCGGCGCGAAGCGCTGGGCTGGATCATCGAGTTGATGCCGCTGCAACCCGTCGCGCTCCTCTGGATACTCGCGGCCCTGGTTGGCGCTGTAAGCGCCTTCTTCTGCCGACCCAAGGACTGGGTCGGCTTCTTCGCGCTGACGCTTGCACCGGCCGTGTGGGGCTTCCTGTTCCTCATTGGCGTGATGTTCGGCGCCCCGCCGCTGGGCATCGTGTCAACCGCCGTCTATTGGGCCTTCGCGGCCGTCGTGATGGTGGTGGCAGGTATGCAGGGCGCGCACGACCGCGACGCCCGGGACGTGGCCCTGTGAACCTGGAATTATGGCAGGGCGTAATCCTTGCCCTCATCACAATCGCTGGTTCCACGTACGCAGCCCGCATGAGCGCCAAGTCCTCCGTCAAGGTCAAAGAGCTTGACGTCGACGGGCAGGCGTATCTCCGCGCTGAGGGCATCACCGCTGGGCTCATCAAGCAGCTCACCGAGCAGATCACCCGCGTCGAGAGCGCCCGCGAGGACGACAAGCGGGAGCATCAGGCCGAACTGGCCAAGCGCGACGAGCGTCTGGACGCCTTCGAGAAGAAGCTGCAGGCGCTGGGCGACCATAACCAGGCGCTGACCACCTTCGTCTACGTGGTGCTCGCAATCCTCCGCCGCCACGGACTCATTGGCGAAATCAACCCCCAGGATGTCCCAGACGGCATCCGCATCTAGGAGCTGTCATGCGTCATCCCGTTGACTACGTGCCGTCACAAGACTACGGCGACAACCCCACCAAGCACCTGCCTGCCGATCACTGGCTGATCCTGAAGTTCGGTAACTACCAGCCCGACGGCCACACCGGCACCGACTACCCCTGCCCGGCCGGCACGCCCGTCAGGGCTGTCGCCCCGGGGCGTGTGCTGCATGCCGGCTACTTCACTGGCACCTACGCGGACAACCCCTACTGGATCAATCCCGGCTTCGCTGGCTACACCTACGTCGTGGATCACGGCTGGTTCGTCGGCATCTACGGCCACTGCCTCAAGGACGGCTCGCAGGTCACCGTCGGCCAGTGGGTAGACGAGGGCCAAGTCCTTGGCCCGTCCGGCAACACCGGGGCCTCAACCGGCGACCACCTCCACTTCGAGGTACTGCCTGACGGCTGGATCGTCAACTCCTACATGTACGGCCGCATCAACCCCGGCCTACTGTTCGCACCGCTCAACACCATCACGCCGCAAGGCGAACTTACAGTCACCGGCTCGACCACATCCCAGGAGGATGACATGTTTTCAGACGCAGACCGCCAGAACCTCGAGAAGTCCATCCATCAGCAGGGCATCATCATCGGCATGCTCGACAACATCGCCGCATGGCAGAACGAGTCGGGCGCTGAGACCCGCGACAACGTCCGCAAGGTCACCCTCGAAACCGTCTACGGACAGGACGTCAAGTGATGTTCACACTCGCATTCTGGAAGGGCACTGCGGAGCGCGTTGTCGCCTCGACCGCAGGCGGCGCCCTCGCCGCCATTGGTGCTGACAGCTTCGGCGTCATTCAGGCCGACTGGCAGGGCATTGCCTCGCTGGCACTTGGCGCTGGCGTCATCTCACTGCTCAAGGCACTGGCTGCCGGAGCCAAGGACGGCAACCCGTCGCTGACCAACGCTGAGACCACGCCCAACGCCAAGCATCGCGCAGGCTAGGCGACATGGCCTTCCCTGACGGCGTCACCCTTTGCGAGGTGGTATTGCCAGCCTCCGCCGTCTGGCAGGGTGGCGCCTCGACGATCACCGCCACGCTGACGCCCACCCGCAGCGTATTCCACCGCAAGACTGGCGAGCAGCTGGTTGCTATCACCGGCAGCGCCACCGGCCCTTCGGGGCCGGGGCTGAAGTTGCTTGTGCCGCATACTCAGCAGAGCAACTACCGGGACGCCAAGGGCAACTCGATTGCTGGCTGGGAGTACGAGTTGCTGGCCACATACCGCGACACTGCGAATGTGGCACAGACGCTCCGTAAACAGCTCAGAATCCCGACAGGCACCACCAGCCTCAACCTGCTCTCAGCAGTCGACTACGAGCCCGCCAACGAGTTCTCAGGCGTGCTTGGCGGCGCTGCTCCGCAGCTTGCCTTCGACACTGACGGCACGCCGTATATCGTCTAGCAATTCCCGCCTGATTTTGGACACAAAAAATAGCCCCCGGCTACGAAGCAACCCGCAATGGGAAGCTCGTAGCCGGGGGCTATTTTGCGTTGGTGCTACTTCTTGTCGGCGGGATTCTTCCGCGTCCAGAGGTTCAATGCGTTGGTGATATTCAACGCCTTCCAGCCCAGCATCAGCAGCAGGCACTGCCAGTAGCTGAGCTCGACATTGAAGAGGTCATTGCCGACGCCCAGGAACGCTGCCCAGAGGAGTAGCGCAAACAGCGGGAAGCCGATGAACAGGAATGCGGCGCTGGTTGGTCCGGTCTCACTGGCCTTCGGCCGCACGAGGATGACTTCGAGGGGTGATGCGTTGGTGGTGAAGATGTTGCTGGTCATTTAGTTCTCCCCTGCGATTGCGTACTCGACAGACTCGGCCTGCAGGCGCAGGCCACTGTTCAGCTTGTGGGTCAGCGACTCGATGCCGCGTGACAGGTTCGGCCGCTCCGTGGCGGACAACTCCTCGCCAAGGCCGTAGCGCTTGAACACTGCGCCGGCCTGTTTGGGTGCTGACTTGGAGAGCTCGGCGAAGGCTTCCTGCAGGTCGACGCGGGCATCGACGTCGGGCACCTCTTCGACGGGCGACCAGACGCAGCTGTCCAGGTAGGCCGCTACCAGCTTCGGGGTGTAGATGAAGCTGCCGGTGGCATACATGTGCTCGATGCGCTGCTTGTTGGCGTAGGTGCGGGCTGCTCGGGTCATTAGCGTGGAGACCAGCGCGTCGTCAGCCTCCGCGTAGTCGGACCAGTTGCCGAGCGCGTGCTCCCAGATGGCCTGCTCCATGTCTTCGGTGGTGAAGATGGTGGCCTTGCGGTGCTCGCGGGCAGCGGTGCGGATGACGTTCGGCCAGTGCTTCTCGTACCAGGTGTCCGTCATCTGGCTGGTGGCTTCGGTGGTAGCGGGCATGCCGCTCCTCTCAAAAAGAACGGGAGCCCCGCAGGGCTCCCAGTAGGTGAATTGCTAGAGGACGGTGAAGCCGCTTGGCGCGCCGTCGATGATGCTGAACACGAGGCCGCCCGGGGCGCCCACCTCGCCAGTCTTGTGGACCCACCACGTTGACTCGCTCTCAAGCGCCGGCACGCAGACGCGCAGCCTGTCACCCTTGGAGTCGATAGAGAAGTGGTGTTGGTGGCCGTAGAGGAGCAGCTTGGCCAGACCGGCCTGGCGTCCACCGAAGGCCTGTCCCTTCCACCAGTCCCACTCCTTGCCGATGCGGTACTGGTGGCCGTGGATATGGGTGGTGACGAGTCCGCCGATCTCCATCGTCACGTCCTGCTCGTCATTGCCAGGCACGTAGCACTCGACGTGGCCGTACTTGTCGGAGTTCAGCTCGATGGCGTCTGAGATGGCAACCAGCGCGTCAATGGCCCACGAGTCATCCGACCGCGTGTTGACCGGTAGCCGCATTGCCTCATCATGGTTGCCCGGGACGCTGACTACCGTCAGCCGCTGGCAGTAGGGAGCGTAGGCGTCGATGGCGTAGAGCATGATACGCCGCAGCAAGCGGACCTGCTCGGTGAGCGTACCGCTTGTGCGCCACATATTGCGGCCACCCTGCGATACCCCGCCTTCGATACAGTCCCCCAGCCACGCTACGTGGACGTGTGACGGCCTTGCGAGCATCGCGAGGTATTGCTGGACTCCGGCGTCGATTGAGGCCAGCACGCGGCGAAGCGTGCCCTCCACCCCATCGCCGTCGATCTTGAATAGCTGCAGGTCGCCGAGTGCGTGAACCCACGCGCCGTCGCCTATCGGCGCCTCAAGCTCGGCCATGTAGCGAGGGGCGCTCCCCGCCATGAAGCGCGGCTCGTTGACAATGGCGATCAGGTCGTCAATGTTGGGCGCTTCGCCTTCGGCAGCGCCACGCGGCACGGCCGTGAACTTGAATGCTTGGAACGTGTCGGTCCCAGTCTTCGTCTGCACGTCCCACTCGCTGTCGGTGACAGACGTTATGCGCCATTCTGCGGGGTCGTAGCCACGGTCTCGCAACAGGTTGTCATGCGTAGCCTCGAAGTCGCTAGGCTTGGCTCCTGTGGCCGCTGTGAGCACGCCGTCCTTCTTGATGGAGCCAGCACGGAACGTGGCTGGCATCCCCTTCTCCGCGACCAGGAATGGCGACTGGTTGGTTGCCAGCAATTCTTCCAGCGTCTTCGTCATAGGCTTACCCTTCCCATGGATAATTTCTCTCGGAACAGGTGAACCTGCTTGCGGTCGACGTCGTAGCCAAGGGCGCGGAGCGCCTTGGCGATTGCCTCGTGGCCAACCTCGGAAGCTGGCTGCGCAATGGCCCTGCGGAACGTCTCGCGGTTGGCGTCGGAGAGGCCGTCGTAAGCGGCCTCAACCTTGTCGTAACGGCCTGTTGGCCTCACGTCGAGCAGTTGCTCAGTCATGGTGAATCCGCCCCTTCAGCCAGCCTGCTACGGCGTCTGTCACAAAGTCGGCGAACAGCCAGATTGCATAGAGCATCGTGAGGATGCCGCCCCACACGTAGAGCCAACTCATGCATCCTCCAGGGAGTAGCGATTCCATTCGACAAGCTCCTCGGCGAGGAAGTCGGGTGCCGGGTAGTCCTGCAGCCCGTCTAGGCCATAACCGCGCTCCTGCCACCAGGAGTCTGAGTAGCCTTCGATCCACGCCCGCACCTTGATGGCAGCAATCTCTGCGCGGGTCAGGCGCTGGACTCCGACCTGCTTGTCAGCAAGATCAAGCGCATCGGAGACTTCTTGCGTGAACTCGAGGTCTGGCCCGTAGTAGGGGTAGTCGCGCTGCGAGATGATGTCCGCAGCACCTTTTGGCCGGTCGCTCACTTACCCTCCAAGTCCTCAATGATGGCGTCGACGATTGAGTGCAGGTCATCCAGCGTGCTGTCGTTGAGCACCTCGCGGTCCTCGCCAAGGTTGCCGTGGAGCACTGCGCTTGCATGCTGCTCGCCGACGGGGCCGACCAGTGACGGACGGACAACGTGCCAGGCTTCGGTAGTGCCCGCCCACGAGATGCCGTCGGTGCCGTAGCGCACGGCGTCCACCTCGTTCGAGAAGCGAGCGTCGGGGAATACGATGCGATTATTGCCCGACTGCCCTGCGCGATTGAATGCTTCACGCACCCAGAACTCGTCGTCAATTGCGCGGATGCCCTCAGTGCCCAGCTTCTCCAGCAGGCGGCGGTACTCGGGGAAGAGTTGCTTGATCGCGTCTTCGGTCTCGTTGGCCAGAGCCTCGGAGAGGCGCACCAGTTCGCCTGGCTTATATGGATGGAAGCCGAGGATTGGGTCAGTTGCCCGCAGCGCCTGCTTCAGCGGGGCTGCGAAGCTGATCTTGGTGAAGCCGTGACGCTCGACCAGTCGGTCGGCGACAGAATCTTTTCCTGCACGAGCAGCCCCTGTGAGGCAAATCAATATCACTTGGCGATGTCCCATCTGATCTCGAAAGATTGCGTGTCATGGTTGTAGACGGCAGTCAGGATTGCCTGCCGCAGGTCGGTGGTTCCGCCTGGCGTGATTGCTGCATCCAGCACGTCGGCGATGCCGTAGCCCAGCGCGTTGCGCCACGCCGTTCGCGACTGTGTCAGGTTGGCTGGCACGTACCTGCGGATACTGGACGCCTCTGCTGTTACTTGTGGCATGTCGCCCCTCTCATTCAGCGTGCTTGTCGATGCCGAAGTGGGCTCGCAAGCCTGCGGCTCCGAGCTCCTTCAGCGTGCTATTGACGTCATGGCCCTTGGGCGCGAGGCAGATTTTGACCTCATCCAACTGGTCGGCAATCTTCTCGGCGAACTCCAGCCCCTGTCCGTTGTCATCGTTATCCGCCAGCACGAGGATGCGGCTGAAGCCGCTAAGCATGTGCTTCATATACGGAGCCCATGACTGCACGCCGGGAATGCCAATGGCCGGGATGCCGGCCTGCTCGGCTGTTGCGCAGTCGATTTCTCCCTCCACGCATGCAAGCCAGTGGCCCGGGTTCACCAGCGCGCTGGTGTTGTAGACTCGCGTCCGAGTGCCCTTGGGGCTCCAGTACTTCATGGGAGCGTCACTGCCCGGCGGGCGCCTGAAGCGCATGGATAGGACGCCAGTGGGGCTCAGGTAGGGAATCGAAATCCAGCCACGCGCAGTCTCATTGGAAGCGACGGGGTTGAGTACGGCGCCGAGCTGGAACCGCTTTATGGTTTCGAGGCTCAGCGCTCTCTCGTGAGTCAAATAGGCCAAGAGGCTTTCGCCTTCCGGGCTCATCAGTTGGGCGTGATAGTCCGCCGCTGTCGTACCCAGCAACAATTTCTCCGGCCCGCTGGGTGGCCGCAATAAAGTCGAGATGTTCGTGCTCCATAATCAGCTTCAGGCCATCACCTTTCATCGTGCAGGCGTGGCAAACAAAAGCCTCCAACTCCTCATTGAAGGAAGCGGAGGCTTGGGAGTCGCCGTGAAACGGGCAGACGCAGGGCGCCCAGCCGCGCCCGTAGGACTGCAGCGTGCGGCCGGAGTAGTACTCAAGCAGCGGGCGGATCGGAACCTTGGGAACGTCGCTCACGCGCCGCCTTCCTCTCTGTCATGTAGTCGCCAGCAACGATTGGCCAGGTCATGAGGCACATGCTGGCGAGGTGAATGAATCGCTCTAGCTGGTCAGCCTCGTGCTCGGTCAGCGTCATGGTGACGGTGTCAGCCCCGGCGATGTTCTCGTGGTAGATCATCAGGCAGCCTCCGCTTGAGCCGTCAGGCGAGGCTGGTGCAGGCCGCAGGGCGCAAGCTCCCCGCACGCCTGACACTGCGCATAGTGACCGCGCTTCCTCTCCCATCGGTCGAGCTTGCGGGCGTCTCGGTGGAGTGGTTCGCGGTAAGCGGTGCGCTGAGACGCAGCCGTCAGTCCGGCCACGAAGTCAAGCGTCAGGGGCTCCGGCGTCAGATCGGGCGCCTTGACCTTCGCTCGCAGCCCGCTGCCTGACTTCACCAATAGGCCCCACCCCTCTGGCAGCTCCCCGTCCTTGACGATGGAAGCGTCGGAGACGACGAGCCACCAGAAGTTGCAGAAGCGCTTGATGCGCTCTGACTTGGACAAGTCCCGCAGCTCGGTAAGCCAATCACTTCGGGACACCTTTACCTCGTGGCCGTGAATCGCCTGTGAACTGGCGTACTTGTCGATGGCTACGAAGTCCGCGATACTCAGCAGCTTCCGGTAATCCTGCGTGCTGCGAACATGCTCGGCCCTGACCCATCGGTCGGCGATGGTGCCCCGGCGCTCCGTGTTGTAGCGAGCCGACAGGAGGTTCAGCATTTCGCGTTCCGTGCTCATCCAGCCACCAGCAGTGGCATGTTGGGTGGCGGAGCTCCAAAGAGCAGCCAGAGGATGAGTGCCAGAACGAAGGCGGCAATTGCGATTGTCATTCGCCCACCAACTTGAGCCCGTAGTTGGAGCCCTTCTTGCCGCCCAGCCATTTGCCGTTGATGACGCCGTAAATGATGCGACCCTTTGTTGCGGCGTCTACGAAGTCCGAGATGAACATCGGATAGCGACTGCCGGTCGCGGCGTCCTGCAGGATGACACGCACGGCCGAGCGGCCGCGCTCATAGCCCGAAACCAGCATCTCGGTGACGAATGGCTTATTGTCGCGCCACTCGTCAGGGTCGCCGTAGCCGATGTACTCCAGCATGTCGCCGTTCTTGTCGAACGGAATCTTGTCGATAGCCATGGTTAGCCTCCAAAAGCTTTGACCAGCACGGGCCAGTAGTAGTCGCTGGCGATCCACACGGCGCCGAATCCGAGGGCAAATGAAGTGAGCGAGCCAAGCCAGCCGCTCATAAACAGGCCGACGATCTTGTCGACAACGGCGTAGATCAACAGTGCAACAGCAATGCTGACGATGAACGCAAGTACAGCAGCCATCAGGCCACCTCCTCCTGGGCGAACGCAGGCCCGCCCTTGATCCACTGGGCTGCACCCAGCTGTAGCTTCTTGAATGCCGGCCGCAGGTTCTTGACTGCGCCGTCCCAATGCGGCAACTCGTCCTCCACTTGGCCGGTCAGGTATAGCCCAAGCTCTCGGAGCCAGGCGGCATCCACCTCGTCGTCGCGAGGATTGTCGATGCCGGAGTAAAGCAGCCACGCTTCGCGCATCTGCTTCTTGTCCGCTCGCCCGCTGTCGGTTGCGAACTTCTTCAGGGTCGCTGCGCTGACCAGCAGGTAAGGCACCTTGTAGGCCTGCAGCACCTCGCGAATGACACCCTGCACCTGGCCAGTAATCCCAGCCCCCATGGCATTGCGGGGCAGGTCCTCCATCACCACGAGGTGTGGCCGGTTCGGGGGGAAGATGGCGCTGATGACATCGCAACGAATGTTGACCAGCCGGTAGTCGCCGTCGCTCGCCTTCTGCTTCAGCGTCTTCGTGCTGCCGTCCGCAAGCGCCAGACCTGTCGCATTCAGCGACGGGTCGATGCCCATGACCTTCACTCGGCGGCAGCCAGGTGCTCGGTGGCGTTCCACTGCTGGTGGTCGATCAGCGACCGGGCCTCCAGTTCGCGGACAACCCTGAGCAGGTACTCGCGGAATATCTCGCCATTCAGCCGCGTGTTGCGGCCCTGCGAGTGGGCTGCCGCGTCGGCCACGTCCACCAGCGAGATGAGCGTGTTGACGTCGTACTCGATCAGGCACTTGCGTTGCGGCGGCTCGAAGGCGTAGTCGACGATCCAGGTGACGCCGGGGATTTCGGGGTAATCTTGCAAGTCGGTTGTCATTTAGCTCCTAGCCGGTGAATGACATGCGGCTCAAGTCCGCATTGATAGGGAGTGACCAGTTGCCGGAGGCGTCGGCGGTGCCTCCGCGATTCTTGACTGGTGAGACGCGAAGCTGACTGGCCTCTGCGTTGCGATGGAGCGTGAGCACGACCGACGGCGTCTTGGACACCTTGCCGCGCAGGCCGCTCAGTGGGACGGGCTGGAGCCCGTCTTCGAGGCTCCCGACGATATGGTGAAGTGCAATGACGGCGGCGTTGGTGTCCTTCGCTAGGCCGTTCATGAACACGCAGGCCTCTTCGAGCTGCTGGAACTCGCCCTCGCCGACGCCCATGTGGACGTCCTTCAGGTTGTCGAAGACGATCACCTCGGGAAACGCGCCGAAGGTTGCTGCGTAGGCTTCAAGCTCCAGCAGCACGTACTCCTCGGAAGGGGTTGGCTCGAAGCACCAGCGCATGTGGCTGGTGGCCGATGCGACAGCAGCCTCGACGCCCTTGCGGTCGCCGTTCTCGAGGATGTCCTCAACGGCCGATTGCTCCCAGCCGGAGTGGATGGAAGCCGCCCGCTTGAACATCGTGCTGCTGTCGCTGTCGAGTGACAGGTAGAGCGTCGTGTTCAGCCCGCCATGCAGGTTGCCTCGCTGGAGGATCGACTGGATGAAAGCCGACTTGCCACAGCCTGGGCCAGCTGCGATCAGCGTCAGCTGCCCTCGTCGAATATGCGTCTTCGTGCTATTCATGCACGCAAACGGTGTGTAGATGGGTTCGCCGGCCGCAATGTTCTTTCTGCGACTCTGGCCTATTGTCTGGATGGCAACTCCTCGTCGCTCGAAGGAAAGGCCGCCAGCTGAATTGCTGGCGGCCTGGGCTGCGAGGTGGAGTTACGGCTTCTTCCAGGCTGGCGCTGCGGGGAACCCGCCTGCGGCCGGTGCTGCTGCTGGCGGCTCAGATGGTATCCGCGATGGGACAGGCTCGGCTGTGGCGGGCGGTGGTGTTGATGCAGGCGCAGCAGCTTTGAAGCCTCCGAAGGCTGGGAACTTCTTCGGTGCTGCAGCGGGCGGCGTGGCTTCTGGCTGCAGAGTGGCGGCAGTGAGAGCCGCCTGCACGTTGTCAAAGCTGCCGCCGTCCACCACCGGGTCGATGCCCTTGGCTCCGAGCTTGGCGCCAATGATGCCCTGCGCTTGGAACACGGCCGCCACGCGGCCAATGTCGGCGAACAGTGTGCCGTTCTCAAGCTCCTGCAACTGTGACTGGAGTTGCTGCGCATTGGTGGCCCTCAAGACGAGCCATGGGCTATCTTTTGCGTCGTTCAGCTTCAGCGTCAAAACTATCGGCGCTTCGATGATGTTGTCAGTCATGCCTTACTGCCTCTCTGGTTGGCTATCTACTTGCCGCGCAATGGCGGGGCCGAAGCCCCGCCAGCTTGGGCAATTAGGCGGCCTGTGCGGCGACGTCAGCTGCCGTGATGTAGCGAGCTGACCAGGACTTCGGAGGATTGGCAGGGTTCTTGCCCTGCCCCCAGCCGGTCCAAGTTACTCCCAGCACGCCGCCGACCTCGAGGTCAGACGCGCCGGCTTCGGCCAGTGCAGCACCGATTGCCTTCTGGAGCAACGAGCCGGCAGGTACGTGCAAAGTCTTGGACTCGCCGGCCTCGGTGGTCAGCGGAACCAGCGCCTTAAGTTTCGGCGACCCATCGCGCCAGGTGGCGGGCTTGTCAGAGCCGAACTCCGTCGCCTGCACGGTGCTCACGGGGCCGCTGATCTGAGCGACAATCTCCTGACCCTGGGTCTCGAACTTGAGTGCGGCACCATTTGAAACTGCGAAGAATGACAAGATAAATCCCTCTCGGATTTTGTAACTGATGAACTGTGCGGCCTGTTTTCGGCCACAAAAAAGGCAGCCACCCACTCGATGACTGCCTGGTATTAGGAGAAGCGCTGCTGACTAGCTCGGCAGCCCTTCAAGCTTGCGGCGTGCCGTCTCATAGGCGCTGAGCGCGGCCTGCACCTTGGCAGTGGACTCCGCGTTGATGCCGGTGGCGAACTGGTCGCGGATGGCGTCGGCGTAGGACCGCTTGGCGCGGTCGTAGCTTTCCTGCTTCTGCTTGGCGTACTCGGCGTCACGCTTCGCCTGCGCGGCGGCCTCTTCCTCAGCCTTGCGCTCGGCAGTCCGCTGGTCGTAGCGGTCCACTGACTTGAGGTAGGCGATGGCGTTGGCCAACGTCTTGTCGCGCATCTCGCTGGAGTTGATGACAACGCCCAGCGACGTGGAGTTGCCGACTACTGTCTCGAAGTTGCTGAGGATGTGCGGCCGGTCGTAGCCCAGCACGTTCAGCGCCAGTGGGACGCTGTACTCGGGTGTCACGTAGACAGAGGCGCTCTCTCCGCTGTCAGAGTCGGTGGCTTCCAGTAGCGCCACGACGTCACTCTTGGCCCACGAGTCAGCCTCGGAGACCTTAATGGTGTCGCCATCGTTGTCGGTGTACTTGTGGCTGGTGGTCAAGCCCATGGGCTTGCTCCTCTCGTTGATGGGAAATGTTTGCGGGTCAATGCCCGTCATCCAGCGCTGCCGGAAATTGCTGTACTGATCCCGCGCCAGTCGCTCCACCATCCGGTCGATGTTGCTGATGTGAGGCTGCAGACAGCGGTTGTACTCGTCAGGCCACAGGTCATTGCGCAGCCAGGCAGGCGTCTCGTTGGCGAAGCCGGCAGGCTTCCAGCTAGCCGACGGAAGCGTGGCCGACCATGGCCACCCGTAGCTACCTGCTGGCACGCCGCGCCTTCCGGGCTGCAGAGTTCTTCGCCCGCCGCTTGGCGATGATGGCCGGCGACACGGTCCCTGCGTAGATGTGCTGGAGGTTGCGGCCACTGATGCCATTCGCTGCGCGGTTCAACGCCAGAAGCATCTGGCCGGCAGCCTTGTTGGTCAAGGTGTCGGTGATGGATGTCATGCGGCCTCTTTCATGGTTGCGACGTCGGGGCGTCGGCGGATGGTGGAAAACTGTGCGGCACGCTCAGGAAAACCTTTGCCCGGAATCGTGCAATATTCGGCGACCGAGCAGGTGCGGTGGCAATCGTCGCTGGCATTTGGGAGGTAGAGCCCCAGCCGCTCGGCCTTGTCGAAGTCGCGGAACATTCGCTCCAGCAACTCGTCACTCCACAGCGACAGGTCGTGATGCAGCTCGAGCAACGGCTTGGCTTTGCCGCGAGCCGTTGCTGGCCTCGCCAGCTTCAGGAAGCAGGCCTTGCTGGGCCTGACTCCCATGTACTGCTCGACAGCCTTTGCGTAGACGGCCAGCTGGACGGCGGAGCCGGGAATGGTGGAGCCACCCTTCGGGTCGGCCACCTCGATGCTGCCATCGGCATGCTGCCTGACCTGGTCAATGTAGCCAGTAGTCAGCACGCCGCCGATCTCAATCTCAAAGCCGACCTCACTGGCAATAACACGCCACTCCTCGGCATGTTCCAGTGCGTAGTCGATGTACTGCTCGACCTGGTAGCCGCCAATGACCTTGCGGTCAGCGACGTCCTGCTCGCCGCCTTTGCGGCCACCAGTAAGCCATGCGTCCCAGTCGGGCCACTTGGCGAAGTCGGTGGCGATTTCCGAGTCGTAGGAGACGTTGAACACTTCGACGGCCTCTTCGGCCGTCATTACGCGCCCGCAGTTCTCGTAGTCCTCAATGGCTTTGTGAGCAGCGCGGCCCATGGCGAACCAGGCTGCGGGTCGCTGCGGCGCCTTGGCTACCTTTTGAAGTCTGTAGCTTTCTCCACAGGATGCGTAGCTGGTCAGCTGGCTTACACTTCTGCGAATAGGCTTTGGCTCGGGTTCAGCCATGCCCAGCTCCTTCCCTTTTTGATTCCGGTGATGCACGAGGCTTTGACGCCATAGCGCTTGGCGATTTCAACCTGAGGCACAGCACCCTCCCGAAGGAGGGTGAATATTTCGAGCACATCGTCCTCCTTGAGCTTCGATCCGCCAGTTCGGGAGCCGCGATGAAACGTGCCATGCCTTTGCGCATCGGCAGCATTGCCCGCTGGCGTGTCGTAGCGAAGGTTGGAGAGGCGATTGTCTAGCGGGTTGCCGTTGCCATGGCAGACGTACATGCCTTCCGGGCGGGGGCCGATAAACACCTCCGCCACCAACACATGGCCGGTATATTCGCGCTTCTCGCCATCAATGCGGAGAACGTATGCGCGATAGCCGCGTACCGTGATCCAGCCATTGAGGATGGGGTCGGCGTGCAGCCAGCGGCTGTAACCCCTAATGTCGCGCCTTACTCGCCCCAGTGACGACACGCTGTAGTCGCCAAACTTGCGCCACTCTTCAATCTCTTCGATGCTTCCTCCTGTTTTTGGACAACAAAAAAGCAGCCACCCCCCCATGAGTGACTGCCAGTTCTATTTAGTTGTTACGCGGCCAAGTCCCAGGCCGGCGCGGTGATCCACGTATAGGCCCGCAGGATGCCCCTGGCCACCCCCAGCTGGGCCGCCATCTCCTTCTCATCGACGCCCAACCCCTTGAGCTCCATGAACTTGTGGAAGTTGATGAGCCGGCGACCCGCCATGGCTGACGCCATGCGCTCGTTCTGAATCGCGTGACACCAGCGATCCTCCGGCTGGTGTCGAAGCTCGGCGTGCGCCGCCTCGTGGGCCATGACGCTGCGCTCGACGATAGGCGCCAAGCCCGCCTTGATCTCGACGCGGCGCTCGTAGTGAAAGTACTGGCCAGAGACCGTCAGCCCCTCGATGTACTCGATGCGGACGCCCATCTGACGGAGATGCTGGGCAGGGTTGTAGTTTCGGTATGGCAAGACTGATTCCCCCCAAGGGATTGAGACCACTTGATTGCTATCTCCATTACCGCAGGGGGGTACGACACTGAATGCTGTTTTTGATAACACTTGCGTCACAGAATGCTCAAGATGCGCAGGATTCCCACAGGTTTACTTGACTACTCATCAGTAACAGCGGTATCGTGCCAGCTTTGCAAGCACGCTTACTAGTTGACGGGGTCCGCGAGCTCCACGTGGATCGAGTTGTAATCGAAATGTCGGCCCGCATGGCCGACCCGCTTGATGGTCACTTTCACCGTCTCGCGGATCACCGCGCGCCGCTCGTCCAGCGTCAGCTTGTCCCATGCGGCGGCCGCGTCAAAGTCCGTGGCATGCGGCACCTTGGCCTTGTCCATCGACTCCTCGATCTCCGCCAGCTGCGAGTGCAGCTTCTTGCTCATGACCCCAAGCTGGGCCATGCTCAGCACCCCGTCAGCAGCCATTGAGGCAGCCTCTGAGAGGCGCGCACGCAGTGCGTTAGCCTCTGCTTCAAGGTCGCCCGGATTGGCCACCGAGGGCTGCGGCGCAGCCGCGCCAATGCCAGCACCCCTTCTTCGCAGCAGGGTCGGCATCAGCATATTGACGTAGCGGTCCACATTCTCAGCCGCCCTATTGATGTGGCCGGGGCCGGTCATCTTGCAGCGGTAGACTGCACGCCGCCCGCCACGGTGGTCGCGGGTTGCCCCGATCTTCACCGTTGAGCCGCACTCGCAGAACGCCAGGCCACTCAGCAGCCAGCGTCCGTTGTTGTCGAAGCTGACGCGCCGCTCCGGCGCCTTCAGTAGCGCACGCACCCCCCGCCACCGCTCCTCACCGATGATCGCCGGGAAGACCGGGTCATCGACAATCTCGCCATCGACTTCACGCAGTCCCGCAATCTTCGGCCTGAGCATCATCTGCAGCAGGCTGACATGGTTCCAGTTGGCCCCGCGAGGCGACTTCTCGCCGCTCGCATCGAAGTGCTTGACCAGCGAACTCACGCTCGCTCCCCGGTAGATTTGATCCACCGCATAGCGCAGTAGCTCCGCCTGCTTCTCGTGGACGGCGGGCTGGCCGTCGACAATATGCCAACCGAAGGGCACGACGCCGCCAGTCCATTTACCATTCTCGCGGGCCTGCTGCCGCTGACGCTTCTGCCGCTCCGACTTCATCTCACTCTCGTATCTAGCCCATGCCCCCAGCGTTCGGGCTACCGCCCTGCCGCTGGGAGTTGCCAGGTCAAGCTCGCCGGCCTGCACCGCGTGGGTTGCGATGCCACTCTTCTCGCTGATGTCGATGTAGGTTTCGAGGTCGCGGGTGGAGCGGGTCAGTCTGTCGAGGTGCCAGCAGAGGATGACGTCAGCAGCACCTTGCTGCATGGCTGCCAGCATCTCCTCGTAGGCGGGCCTACGCTTGCCGGAGTAGGCGGAGATGTCGCTGTCCGTGAAGACCTGCAGCACCTCCGCGCCGAGCCGCTTCGCCAGTAGCCGGCAGTCCTCTTCCTGGCGGGTCACGCCGAGGCCTGCGCCTGTTCGGTCCTGACTGATGCGAGCATAGATGAAAGCGCGAAGTCCCAT